TTTCTATTTGACGACGTAGCCCTGCCCGCCGACAACGGGAAAGAAATTCGAGGGCTAATTACCTTCATCCCTGCCGGGCTGACGCTGCAGACCTTTGAAGATGGCGGCGCTGTTGCATCGGCGGCAGATGGAACATACGTAGCAACGTACCAGCTCTACGTGGACTATGTGCCAACTGGCTCGCCAGCTAACATAAGCTTCACCTTCGGCGCTGGCAATGCGACGGCGACAGGAGCTACGCTGACGTCAACCAGCAGTATCGCGGGCGGCAGTGCTGCCGGAGCATCGCCTGGTACTGCAACCGGCGCGACACTTACTAGCACGAGCAGCATCAGCGGCGGTACGGCGACAGGCGCATCGAACGCATCAGCAGCAGGGGCGACCTTGACGGGCGC